TGAGAGTAGTACAGAACGGGAAGAAGAAAGTGTTAATATGGGAACATGGTATACTAAGTGGTTGGTTATGGACGGCAATAATGGATACAGTCGTGAGCAAGTCGGAGTTACGAATGTGCAGAACAAGGGTTATTAAAGAGTTAAATATAGACCCAGTGTTGGATGACACGGCACAGGGCGACGATACATGGGTGATATGCCCAGGTATAGGCGCAGCAATAGCATTATTACGTTCGTATCAAGAGGCGGAGATACCGGTGAACCCAAGAAAGTTCTGGTTAGACGTTGGAAGGGATGAATTCTTACGCAGATTATGGTTAAAGGAGAAGGGGGGAGGAGTGTTTGGGTATTTGGCAAGAGTTATTGGAACAATAGTGATAAAAAATCCAATATCAACAGCAAGCGAAGAAGATCCACCGAATGAAATAGTTTCAAGGTGGTCTAAAGTAGCGGCACGAACAGGCTGGAACAAACAAGTCATTGATATGTGTAAGGAGGATTTGGTCCGTAAGACAAAGGATACGAAGAGTGTGCAATGGATGCATACGCCGGTGGCATTCGGAGGAGGGGGAGTGCCGGGAATAGCAGAAAGTTTTGCAAAAATAATAAAATTAGAAAACGAAGAAAGGAGTCCTAAGGTCGTGCTGAGGCAAGGCTGGCTAAAGGGCAATGATTACGTGAAAGCATTATTAAGTAATATCACTTTCAACAACAAAAAAATAACAGAAATATTAAAACCTAAACAAAAAATAAAATTTGTAACAATAGCGGCGACGGATCTGTTGCGGGAGACAGATGGGTATATATCAGAAATATTTAATAAAAAAGAAAAAACAGTAGATAGAGAAAACACAGAAACAATAACATATAAAAACACACCAGTCGAGGAGTATTCCACGAATCGAAAGGATGTGATAAAATATAAAATAAAAAATAAAAACATAAACTTGTGGAATTTTAAAGTAAAGGAGGGGTCAGGGGTTTCACTCAGTTCAAGATTGAAACCGGATTTGACATTTAATGATAAACTGAAGACACTTGCTGGCGAGCGAGAACACTTGGAATCGCGTTTGATGAATAGCGCAGAGTGGAATCGAGTACTGCGAACAGCTTTATCAAAGAATGTTAAGTTAACCTGGTTACGCGGGACGTCAATCATGCCATGGTTTGATGTCTCTGCAGACTCTCGTTACTATAATACAC